GCCTAAGATAGTAGCAAGACGAACCTTGTCGGTCAGCGTTTGCTGTGTGTCAGACGCACGTACAACAACCTCTGACAGATTGCAGAACTGATATGGACGCAAGATAATTTCACTACATGGGTTGCATCCGAAATCTTGTTCTGCATCACGACGACCATTTTTAGCTGCCTGTTCCTTTGCTGCCTTACGATTGAAGATACCACGCTCACCAGACTTGCTTTCGTACAGGGACACCCACTCACGCATGAATGTACCCATCTCTGGCTTGCCTTTGTAGGCAACGCTGTTGTTAGCCAGCGCACGTTGCCCCTCGCCTTCCCACCACTGACCTGATTTGGCATGACGCATTTGATCGTCATTCAGGTTGGACAGGCTGATGAGTGCGCTACGTCGGACACCACCTACGACGACAACCTCACCAATCTTACACATTAGATCGTGACACTCAATAGGAAACAGTCTACGACCTGCAGCTTTCTTGAACATATCTACTGTAAAGTTAAATAACTCGTCCAGTGGGGCTGGGCCACTCGCTCGACCACCAAAGGTCTTGAGACGTGCGCCAGCAGGACGAACCTCTGACATGTCCCATTGCGGTATTTGCCCTGCGTACAGGAGAGAGACAAGTTCACGCAGTGACTTGGCCCAGCCCGGACGTGAATCGCCAACTTTGATGACAGTCGTTGTGTCATGCATATCTTCGTTGACGATAGGCAGCTTCTCTGTGTGATGACGCTCAACAGAAAAGCCTACACCAGTGCCACACATGAGGATATACATTGTCTCGTCAAAAGCACGAGGGCTATCCACAGGTACGTAAGAGCAATTATAACCGCCGACATGGCAACGATCCAGTGCGGGACCGGCAGTCATCAATGCTCTCATGCTTGGCATGATGTCTTGATTAAGCACCGCTTCTTCTAATTCACTTCTCAGTGAATCAGAAAGCTTATAGTCATGTTTAGTGACCAGATGCCTAGTAATATAATCAAAGTATCTCTCGACTGTTTCACTCCATGTCTCCCTTCGCTGTTCATCGTCTTTCCAACGAGCGTATCGTGAAAGCGCAATGAAGTTCTGGTAGTCCGTAGGTAAATAGTTGTTCATTTTTATCTCTCCGTTAGTGTTTTGATGTTTCGTATGTCGGCACCGTCAACATCATAGAAGTATTCACAAATGCCGTCTTCAATCTCCATGCCGACATCCCCGTCAGCAGGAATAGGATATTCTTCGGGGTCAATATCTATTGTGATGTAGACCTTAACTCTCATCATAGCAGCCTTCTACTTCCTCTATCAGCTTTCCTAGATACCACTGCGCTTTCTTGAGGTCTTCTGTACCGTTCTTGTAACGGTAACGCCACAGATATTTCATAATGTTACCCTGCAGGTAATGCTCATAGCCATCACCCGTAGCTGCAGCAATAGCATCAATACATTCAATGCCAGCCTTGTTATAATGAGGCGGAGAGTTCACCATATCCGCTTGCTTGTTTTGCTTTGAATAAAACTCATCCATTAACTTCTCCTCATCTGGTTTCAATTCTTCCATCCTATTTCGCATGTACGTTTCGTGTCGCATCATGCATTACCCTTCGTGTTACTTCCAAAGTTCAACTTCACGATGTTGCCATCAGTATATTGAACTTTTGGTTCTTGTCTAGTGGGTACGTCTTCATATTCTGGGCTGTCAATGAACTCTTCAATCTTACCAATCAGGTCTGGATTCTCTTCCATATAAGCAACAGAACATGCAACTACTTCACTGAGATGCATCATAGCAACAAAACTAGCCTTGTCAAGAGGATTGTTCTTGTCCGTAATAATATTTACTTCTAGTTCTCCTGTCCACGCACAGTCATCATCAACGACGGGCTTCAACTGGATGCAGAAGGATGTTGGATCAATAGACATGTTTTTCATCTCCTTTTTACTTTCGTTCCACTAAACTTAATAAACTTGGGGTGTTTATTCTTACCCTTCTCTTTAAGCCAATCTTCTGGAATGATCCTGTCATAGTACCTAAACCCGTATTTGATGCACCACTCTCCGTATGTTGACTTAGCACCCTTTCGTAGCTTTCGTCTACTATTCTCAAAAACAAAGCGAATGTCAAGCTGCGTGTGCTGCCTCTTGATTGCAAGGTGCTTACGCCTATCAGCGGCTGTAAACATTCCCTTTGTCTCAATTATGATTCCGTTGTCCAGCACGAAGTCAGGTGTGTAGGTTCTGTATGCAAGGTCTTCCCATTCAATCTTGAGTTTCTCATAGTCATACTTGACTTTGAGTTCATCCAGATAGATGGACAGCTTGTGTTCTAGTCCGCTACGATACCCGTACTTACGTGCTGCACGGAAGGCTTTATAGTTAGGCACTGTTTAGTTCCACATACTGCACAAGTTTTGGAAACTTGGCCTTTGATTTAGCTTGCGGTGCCTCAATTAGATTGGGCCAACAAGCCTTTCTGAAATCGCAGAAAGTACAGTTTTTGTTTAGAACTTTGTTGCCAGTAGGCTTCTTGTAGAAGTATTCATCTTCCGGTTCAAAGCACCGTTCAAACTCGTTTGCCTCTACCTTCTTTGCGGTTTCTTCAATGTGGGCTACCTCCTTGTCAATGTCAATGCCAGTGGCAGGAATATATTTAAACTTGCCGTTGGCCTTGTTGACTACCCACCAACCACCAGCACGTTTGCCTGTTGCTTTAGCATAGCCAGCAAGCTGTCCGATATAGCCAAAGCCATCACCACTAGAGAGGGAATCGTAGGAGTCAAACTTATTACGATAAGACCAGTCAGACGCAGACTTAACATCATCCACAGCCTCATCAATAACAAGGTCATACGTTCCATTGATTTCTGTACCGTCTGACAGAGTAAGTGTAACACTATCTGAATCTCCATATTCAACTCCTGCTTCTGTAAGTAGTCCCTTGAAGACAGCTTCAACGATGTCTCCAAGCATCATGTTCATTACAAAGTTACCAGATTTAGGTTGCGCTGCCTCTGGCTTGTTCTTTTCAAACCATAGCTGGCAGGTTGGCCTACCAACATTAGACATGCGCAACTTAAAGTCTCTTGGTTCTCTCTCGCCAAACTGACGAGCAAGCGCACCCATGATGTCTAAACCAATTTGTTGTATTGTTTCAGAAGACATGGTGGATTTGCCTTTAGCAGCATCATCCATGTACTTATGCAACGCCAGTTCAGCAGAGTGATTCATTATGCTACCTCACTTTCAATTTCAATGAAGTCTTCTACAAGTTCAGCTTCGTCTTCGGGTACGGCTTTGGCACTTTCTTCTTGACGCTTCATAGCCTTATCGTCCCACTCCTTGCAGATGTAGTCATTGAAGTTCTTTACCCATTCAAGGAAGTTACCAAGAAGTTCTTCGTCCTCTGGTTTTACTTCATGCACAACTGACATGTCAGCCTTACACTTTGGAGTGAAGTAGCTGCTACCATTTGGTAGGTCATTCTTAATGTTCTCAGAGAACACAATGTTGTGCATCAGGGGGAGACGTTCCTGACGGGCAAACACACCCAACTCATCACCAAGAGCCTTGAATGCATCTTTGTTATCAATCTCCCAAATGAAAGGTGTGGTCACTTCGTCCAGTTCATTACCATTTGCATCTACAGGATTATCCATACTTACCACACCAAATACTACACGTACACGCTTAATCTGACGGATCAAGTCCTGCATGTCAGGCGGTAGTGCTTTGAAGTCTTCAATGTACCCAGAAGGCTTGCCGCAATTAAACTTGCCAGTATTGTCTTTCAGGTCAATATTCAGGCTATCTGCCATGATTGTGCGATGGAAGCTACCCTTCGGCTCGTTTGGCTTTGGGTTCTTATTAGCAATGTACCTGCGATACATGAACCGTTGCATGAACGGACGCATGGTCACAGTCTTGCTGTACACAAACTTAGATGAATCACCTTCTATGATCTCAAGGCGAAACATACCACCTTCAATAGTCTCTACATTTGTTAGGCGACCATTTACTTCTGCCTGACCCATGACTGGCTGATGCCAGATGCGCAGACGATTGAGGGTATTCGTTTTCTTGCTAGTCTTGCCGTCATCAGCGATGCCTGTCAGCTTCGCTAAAGCCGCAAAGTTGCCAGCGTTAACATTTATTAGTTCACTCATTATTTCTTTACTCCTTTCTTGAGTTCAAGAGCCATAGTTATATCATGCCACATCTTTCGTGTCAAGCCAGTTAGGACCTATTTTTGCTTCTAAAAGCATCGGAACATTTAACTTGACAGCAAAAGCATTGTTAATCAAGTCGGTAAGATTATCGTTCATGTTCTTCACCAGAGAAATAATTTTTTCTTCTTCCTCTGGGTGAATGTCAATCACCACTGAATCATGCACTGTGTTAACAATGCAACTCTTCATAGTTGACAATCTCTTCTCCATCTCAAGTAACACAACAGGAACAATGTCTGCCGTGGCAAATCCCTGCACGGGATAATTCTTTATCTGTGTAAAGTACGACACAGTGCCGTTCATCTTACGCACGACATTTGGAAATGAATACTGGCGACCTGACGGCGTAGTAATCATCTTAGTTGTCAAAGCCTCTTTAGCCAGTCGGGAATGCCAATCTGCGATGCCCTTATATTTCTTTGTGAAGTGTGTGTAGTATTCTGCCTCCGCTTTTGTTCTTCCATAGCCTGTCGCTCCATATAACGGCGCGAAAGTATGCGCCTTCGCAGTCTGTCTGTCCGTAGGCTGACCAGCATCGGTAATAACTTTAGCGGTGTAACTGTGTACATCAAATCCAGTAGAAACTTCTTCAATTGCAACTCCATCTTGTGATAGGAAAGCAGCGGCACGAAACTCCAACTGTGCAAAGTCGGCTTCCATAATCTTGCCACCTTCCCACCGTGATACGAACACTTTCTTTACAGGGAATGTTCCACCACGTGGCATGTTCTGCATGTTTGGATCAGCACCAGAGAAGCGACCAGTGGCCGTGCGATGCTGTAGGAGACGGACATGCAGTTTACCGTCTGCCTTCCTATAGGTATTTATGCCGTCAACAAATGATGACAGATAAGTATCTAGCGCACTCAGACGCTTTACTTTATTCAAGAAGCTGATTGCTTCCTGCATATCATGATGACGCGCAAACCCTTCAAGTATCTCAAGGTGCGTCTTGCTAGTCGTGAAACCATTAGCACTGACCCACTTGGCATCCGGTGCAGTAAAACGTAGTCCAGCAACCCTTTCAGACTCAACAAACACATACCCATTCCCATCACAAACCTTACATTTGTTTGGCCTTGCATACTTACTCCCATCTTTCCGGGTACGATATACTTTACCTGAACCGTCACAGGTGTGACACTTCTGTGGTTCTTTCTTGTAGACAATCTCGCTGTTCTCTTTCATCACAGCCTTGTACGACTCCTTTGACATGTATGGATCAAAGTTATTTTGCCACATTGCTTTGTCAATGGGCTTGCGACTGTAGATAACTTGAGACAACTGCTCTGGGCTATTTAGATTGACGTGTCGATGACCCATCAACTTATGAACCATAGTTTCCAACTCACCTGTCAGTACCTGCTTCTCATTCTCAAACTCAACACGTACATCTTCCAGCACACTTTCGTTTACCTTGAACCCACGTTGATAAATTCTAGCCAGCACCACAGCAACTTGATTGGACAAGACAACCGTGTCCATGAGACCTGCATACTCTTTGCTCATTAGCTTTGCATACTGTCTGTCAGACAACTCCTGTGTCGCATGAAGGTCAGCTACAAGATACTCCGTCAGTTCATTGTATGGTATGTCTCTGGTACTTACGCCCTGTTTGAAATATTCTTTCAGCGTGTCCTGCTTCTGCCAACTCAGTTCATAGCGTTGCGCACACGCATCAAGAGACAGTGGTTCTTTCTGCCCACGCTGCATTACGTACTCCGCCAGCATTGTATCAAACACAGGCCCATCATACTTGAAGCCCGACTCCCACAACCATACAAGATCATGCGGCGCATTGTGGCATATCAATATGGTAGCGTCATCCAGCATCATCTGCACACGATCAAAGTAATCGTTCTGATTAGGATGATCAGCATGATCAAACGGGAACGTCAGACACTGGCCTTGGTCTGTCAGCATACCCACCATTACAAGTGAATTGGTAGGCTCAAACGGATCAAGGTGCATCTTGCCATCCCGGTGCGTCACCGTGTTTTCTACATCAAGTGTTAGTTTCATTTATCTTCTCCTATACAAAGTTCTCACTGCTGTAAAACTTGAACTGCTTGTTCTTGTTACTAGCCCTATTTTTAACTTGCTTCATGTTAGCTGAAACAGAAACCCAGCGCAAGTTATTTATTGCATAGTCTAGTTTGTCTTCGTTTATGTGATCAACATTGTAGTTGTCTACAGGAAGATCATTCTGAACAAAAGCCATTCCGAAAATACGGTGCGCATATACTCGTTTTCCTTCTACCCCATTATCAATGGTATAGCATGGGTACACAGCCCTACTGCAATTAGGCATAATTATATTACCTGTAGAGGTGTTTAGAATATAGGGAAAATCATACCTATCTTCATACATAGGTAATGGATGTGTTCCACCAGTAGAATGAATAATGTACTTTCCTTCAGGTACAGAGTTCAAGAAGTCTGATGTTCTATTCAGGTCTATTCGCCTCTGTCCCTTGTCACCAAAGTAGATGGCTATCTTTGATAAGTCCAATGTCTGTTGTTCTGACATTTTCTTTTCCAAGATAAAGAAATCTAACTGTTTCATACCATATACCTCCCTGTGCGGTAATCTAGTTCACATGTTACTAGCCCATGCCACCCACTTAGCTTGTTCTTTACAACATTGATGTGC